CGTTTGATAGTGCCCGTGCTGTGGGCGTTGATAATCTCACTCCGCGCTATCATGGTCGCCCGGTGCTTGCCGATGCTATCCACGCGGTCGGTAAGGTCGCGGGCTATGTCTCTGGGGCCACGGCCTTCTTGGAACCCTTCGAGTAGTTCATCCCGAACGGCTTGGGCTACGTCGTCACGGACGCTTACGAGGTTTTCGTAGGTGCGTGTATAGAGTTCTCGAAGCGCGCTAATGTGAATCGGACGGGATAGCAATTGCTCGGTGTCACGAACAAAGGACACGTCTAAGTCGTCTAACTGTTGGTGGGCGTTCCGTAGGCCAACGATGTATGCAGCGCGAATGAACTGGTTGCGATCTGGGCCAACGACGGTTAGAAATTCGTCATTCAGTTGTTCCCGAAGCCACGCCAAGAAGCCACGGAGGGCCGTGCGTCGGTTATCCGTCTCAAAGATTTCTTCGGGCGGGTCGTCAACGAGGGCTTCACTCCGAAGGTTGAAGAGGTCTTGTTCATCAATCGCCTCACGGAGTCGGGCGTTGATACGTGACAGTACGCCGCGCAAACGCTCACTGAACTGTTGTTGATGAGTAAACGTATTGGTCGGTGCCCGCTCCGAGCGGTCAAACGTGTACGGGCTAAGGGCTTCGGTGTGACAACAACTCATGCTTTCCTCACTGACGCCAACCTTCCCACCCAAGAATCCGGTCTTTCAAGTCGGCACAGAACGCATTAGGTCGCCCGACGTTGCCACGCATTTCACGCACACACCCGGTGTGTCGGCCACCCATCCCGGCCCACGCCTTCAACGCAATCAGGCGGGCGGGTTGCTCACTATCTTGCCAACTCTGCGGCCACTCAAAGAACCCGTCTTGGAGGGCTTCGGCGTCACCGTCTACCGCGTCGGCAATGTTCCGCATGGCCTCAAAGTCAGCGGTAGGGTCTTCAACGTCAACCTCGGGGGACTCCGTGGCGTCTAACTCGTTAGCTTTGAACGTGCCAACAGGGTTATCTTCGCTTTCGAGAGCCACAATGTACGTGGGGCTATCCTCGGTGGCTTCCACGTCGTCACCGTCCGGGCCGGTGAAGCCCTCGGTGCGAATCTCACTTACAACGCCAAAGCCTTCGGGTGTGTCAACACTGTCACCTTCGTCATACAGCGTGGCAAGAGCCTCAACGTCCATGATGTCGTTCCACGCTTCCCGTGCTGCCTCGGTGTCGGCCATGTCAGCCATTTCATCGGCCATATCTGCTTGTGCCTCGGAGTTCGTGGGGAAGTCCAACACGTCAAGGAGTTCTTCGCGGTCAACCAGCGCGGTCGGCCCAACAGTCGGCCCGGCAGCCGCACTCAAGGCTTGAACGTAAGTATTCATCCGGTCGATTTCTTCGGTATCCAAGGACTTCACCGGGTTTTCCTCTTTCTCAGGCTGAATCTTCATGCGTAAGCCGTCAGTCGGCAAGCCAAGCCGTTCAGCCACCAACTTGAACGCCTGCGTCCAACTCTTTTCCTGCGTCTGTCGCTCTTCGCTAATCGTATCCTGATAGGCTTCGCGTTGGTCGCTGGTAACGTCTCGGTTGATGTCACCGGCAAAGTCAACCGCCAAGGGGAGCGGCGTGGGGAGCGCGCTACTAATCTCGTTGACGTAGTGCATCAACATCGGCTCAAGCTCAGGCACGTTGCCACTGTGTCGCTCAAGGTCAATGTTCGCGTCACTGGTGAGTACGTCGCCCGGCCCCATGGCGTTCAGTTCGCCCTCAGTGTCGCTAATAGAGTCGTCAGTCCACTCAATAATCTCAGTGAACCCATCGCCTTCAACAACCTCAGGTTTAAACTGCGCCGTCCACACGCCGTAGGCCTTGCGTTGTGAGGCTTCAAAGCGGTCGCGCTTGGTTTGCTCGTATTCCTCAATATCCTCACTAACGGGTTCAAGCGCGCTGGTGCCAAACACACCTTCACCCTGTTGCACGTCGCCGCCAATGTCGGGTTCAAGCGTCTGTTTCAGTACGTCGTTCTGACTCAGCGGAATATCCTGTTGGTCAAACCCGTTGTTCCGAAGGCCAAGGATAGATTCGTCGTCAAACTGGATGTAAGCGGCTACCTCATCCCGCTTGGTAAAGTCAACGTCGGATTCGCTAATGTCATCCGGCAAGTCTTCAAACTCGGGTGCAAGCAGGATATTCGTGTTGTTCTCAACTTGTGGGTAGACAGTCTCAGGCCTAATAAATGAAAAGCCACTAATCTGACTTTCGGGATCGTCGGGGTTCTGCTTGAGGTATTCAATTAGGACAGTGCCGCGTGCCCACCGTTGCCAACTGCACTCCTTGCCGAAGTCGTAAAAGTCGCTGTAGCGTTCACCAGCAAAGATGGTCGCCTGTTCAAGAAAGCCACCTTCGGGCGTCTCTTCCGGTGGCTCGGCGTCAATGTCGTCGCGGTTGCCCTCGAAGTATTGGACTGTTGCATCCGGGCCTTCAAGCCGAACGCCGGGTTCCCAGACGTCATGCACGAACTTCCGCAGGTTCGCCCGTGCGATTGTGTTGGTCTTGGCTTGCTCGGCGTATTCGTCAATGTCTTCGGGTGGGTCAATCTCATCAACCCCACCGCCAACAATGTCAACCCGGCTGGAGCGGGTGACAGTCTCACGGGCTTGTGAGAGGGTTGCTTGTAACGCTTCCCACGCTTTGCTTGTTCTACTCATTGATTTCACACCCCGACTTTGATAGTGACGCCATATCTACAACGCCGTTTTCGTCAACAACGTCAGTATCCTCAAGCCGCACTACGTCTTTGTCACTCATAGTTCCCCTTTTGCATTGAGACGCGGGCGTTCCGCCGTGTGACGTTCGTTTGTTGACCGTTGCCGTTCCGCCCCCAATTCGCAAACGCTACGGCGTCGGCATGGTCGTCATGGCCGCCGTCTGGGTGTGACACTTTCATGTATCCGTGTTGGGTAAACTCGTATTCAAGACTGCTTAGTTCGTTCAATAGCCTACGGTGTGACGGTAACGTGAGGTTCGCCGCCTCAACATCCCGCTGTAGTTGTTTGTATAGTTGGTGCTTGCTCTTGGTGGAACTCTTGAACGGCTGGATTACGTCAACGTCATGGCCGAAGTCAACCACGCCCCCGCCCATGCTGTTTTCCTCAACAATCACGGATTCAAAGCCGTGTTCGCGGTGGAGGTCTTTGATTCGGCCTAACACACCGTCCATCGTACTCGTATCTTCGCTGTCCAAAATGTTCACCGTGCCATGTTCGTCAACCGCTGCATACACGGTTCGATCCGTGCCTTCGCGGGCTATGTCAACGCCAAGCCATACCGCGCCGGTAAGCTCCGAATCGCCTGTGAGGTCAGACACCTGCTTGTGCGTGAATAGCGTATCGCCTTCGTCAACGAATTCACCCAAATATTCTTGGGCGAACGTCATGCTGTCTAACTGTTCTTCTTTCTTCCGTAGGAACTCCTCACTAATTAGCGGGCTAATCCGACTCGGCCAATGCGGGCTATACCACTCATCGGCTTGTGAGCCTTCTACGGCGTCATAGAAGTACCCGCTCTTGCCCGCTGGTGTACTAAAGAGGTAGAACTGATAGGAGTCGTGCGTACTGAAAAACGGTTCAATTACCTCGGTGAAAATGCTATCTTTGATATACGCGGCTTCGTCCACGAGTACAACGTTCGGATTCTTGCCCCGGATTTGCGTGCCTTTCGTACCGACTGTCTTTGCCCGAACGCGCCCACCACTGACGCTTTCGTATTCCATTTCGTTATCTGTCTCAAGCGTGAGTGATACGTCACTGCCGGCGACTGTTTGGCGGGCGTGAGCAATCTGATTCTTGAACGCTTCCATCATTTCGCTCACGGTGTCTTCAAATGGCCCGAGGATCATTACATCGGAATTGGTTAGGAACTCATCGGCGGCTATCGTTCCCCCCACCGTGGTCTTGCCGACTTGTCTGCCGGGCTTGACAGCCGTCTGTGTGACGTTCTGACCGGCGTTGTAGTCCAACAAGTCACATTGGTAGTCGAATGGCTCGTAGCCATACAGCGGCTTGACGCGTTCACTACGCGGGCCACGGAATAACTGCTTGATTGTGGCTTCGGCGTCGGATTCGGCTGTGCTCATGGTTGTAACGGGTTCGTAATTACTAAGTTAATGGGTTTCCAATTGGGTCATGCCGTATGGCAGAGCACACAACAATCAGCGTTTCAAAGAACTTGAAGCGTGATATGGACGAACGGCGTGGTGAAGATGAATCGTGGAATGACTACCTCAAGCGTATGCACGGGCAAGACAGTGCCGCTACTGTCACCGTTGAAGCCGAGGATATGCGCCCGGTTATCCGCGAAGAACTGCTTGATGCCATGTCCGAAGCCTCAATCAACGTCACAATTGACGGTGAGAGCGACATGAACGAAGAGGATGTACGCACCATGATTCAAACCGAAATTGACGCACTCAAGGAGGAACTACGCCGATGAATGAAATGTGGGAATTTGAAGGTGAAAAGTATCGTTGTAGCGTGAGAACAGAAGATATTGAAATGCGAGCTTACGATACCCGCGAAGGGAAACTACAACTGGTGCGTAATGAATGGAAAGAAACGGATGGTAGGGAAGATTCACGCACCACCATACAAATGGTTGTGCAAGACGGTGATTCAACCGGCTCAGCATCTCTGAACCTAACCGAAAGCGACAGTGTGAAACTTCGAGACGCGCTTGATAAGATTATTGAGGATTAATCCTCTAAGGCCTGCCGCGCTATCTCGCCCAACTCTTTCGCCGCTTGGTTCTCGGTGTCGTCAGAAGGCATCAACCCGAGTTTGTCTTTCTGACGCATTGAAGTCTTATCCATCCGGTCTAAGTCGAGATTCACCGGGTTAGAATCCTCTACGACGTAGGTGCCGTGTTCGCCGGATCGGTTCTGCTTAGTGATTAGACCCTGTTTCAGCTGTTGTTTTTGCCCTCTCCAGCGTGCATAGTCTCGAATGCACATGAATAGGAGGTCGTCACCATAGGCCGTTAACTTCGCTTCTACGTCATCAAAACACTCCGCGTTCTCTACATCGGCCGTGAAAACCGTCTCAGGGGCGCGCTTAGCGTAGTCGTGCAGCTTACCTAAGATGTATGCTAACGCACTCTCATCGTTCTCTGCAAGCCAATCAAAGAGGTTCACGGGGTCGCTATGAATCCCCGTCTTCATGGCGTTCTGATTGCCTTCCGGCGCACCGTCTGTCTCGGCTAATCCAACGTGGTGACGACAGTACACACTCTCGCCTTTACGCCACGCATTGCACTCAGAGACGTTACAAACACGCTCAGGGTCGCGCTCATCAGATTCTACAGTCATAAACACTCATGGCCTTTGTTTTGTCTGAAACAGCACAGCAGCGGGTTAGGCGTATTTATCCAACGTTGAATCAGGCCGTGTAAAAACCTGTAACACTCGGATGCCGCGTTTTGAACTACCCGGTTTAGGTTTTAGACAATACAACTCTTGGTCTGACGGTGCGCCTACATGGAGGGCCGTGTTCATGCCCTGAACGATTAATCTCTTTCGTGCAATGGAATACAATTCTTTAGCCCATGACATTCGCTGTCCGGGGGCGAACATAGAATATGGGGGGTCGCAATAAACAGTATCAAACGATTGTTTTTCAAAAGGTGGTTCTGTGAGGTCGCATACAATATCTGGCGAAACGCTTTTATCAACATCTGCACGTACATCACCTATTTCAGACAAACCACACGGTAGGTTCAATACATTGCCGGTTAGTTTGGAACGGACTAATTCTTTAATGTCGGGGTGATCTATCCATTCACTCTCAAAGGTTTCATAACCCAAATCTGCCATACCCGTGTATTATCGCACTCCTACTTAGTGGTTCGGGCTACTCTTCAACCGTCAACGAAGCCTCTTCAACACCGGGTTTCAATTGAATTGCACCGTCGTCAGTTACGATAAAGTCGTCATGCTGCCTTGCTTTCTCTCGAAACTGGGGTGTGAAATCAGTCATTCGTGCCATACCAGTAGTGTCGCCTGTAGTCACTTATCCTTTTCCACACCGTTCATCTTCTTGCCGATCATGGTCTTACCCAGATTTGCAAAGTATGCCGCCGGTAACAGTAGAATGCACGTAAACGCCCATAACGGAAGCGTCACGTCTTGGGTGAGCCATGCAACGTGTTGTATCATTTTTCAAAGGTAGTCTGGGTGTCCGTCTGTGTCTCTTTCAACGCTTCGACAAAGGCCGCTACGTCAATGCCACTCGTAATCGTTGCTGCCGTCACACCTATCGAACCGGATACGTCACCTGTAAGGACTAAGCCGAGCATGAATAGTGAAAGTATGAATCGCCCGCCGAGTCGAAAGGTGTCCGTATCCATGATGCTATTTCCGTGTAATATGTGACTCCAAACCGCGACTTGCCGATGGAAGTAACAGTAGAATGGTTGTTTGTAGTGCATTGTTCTGAAAACAGAGGGTCGCAATGCGAGGCTCTTGGCCGTATCCCCCTGTGGGTCGGACGTGCCGGTGGAAGTCACGTAACCAAGCGAACGTTCTAGGGTGGTAGTCGAACGGTGAACCACGTCCGGGGCGATACAGTGGGATATTGGCGTGGGGGTACTTAGTCTTAACTGCCGTCTTGCATCGCTTCGTAGGCCATTCGCCAACAGTTCAGTTCGTCGTCAATGGCTTCAGCGTATGCTTTGAGGTTCATAGGTGCTGATCCATTTCGTCACTGTGTTCGTCGCACGGTATCAATGGCTCACAATCAGGACACACCTTCATGTCGTCGCCTATCGCTTCTAACTCTTCGCGGTTCCTGTAGACGTTAATCAACTGTGGGATGAGATTCAACACCAACCGGAAAAATACGTATCCCGTCTTGAGTTTGCTGGCAACGCTCATTGATGTAATCCAACTCCTAACGCATACTCAATGTCACGACTCTCCTTGTACGTCTCAAAGAAGAGCTGATAATCAAGTCGTTGGTCTAACTGTCCCTGCTCGTAAAACTGCCACAAGGCTTGCACGTAATTCGTCAGAGCCTCTTTCAACTCAATGTCTCGTAAGTCCTTGTCAACGACGGTGTGATCCGTCTGTCCACACGTACAGCCTGTTCCGGTGCGAACGATAGGGTTGACACGTTTGCCGCCGTCAAAGTCTTTCTCGACTATCTCAGCGTCTTCTGTCCGGTACTGAAAGCCAACGACGTTATCCGCGCTGGTGCGTCGGCTTGTAAGGTTCGTAATGTCAACGACGAGTTCGCCGTCAACGCTAATGATCTCACCGCCGTTATCAAGGATATGCTCACGCCATGATCGGCGTTGCTCTTCCCATCCGTCCGGCGGCTCTTCGATAACCTTGAGCGTCTTCCCACACGTCGCACAGTGCGTGTGCGTGTTCCGTAAGAGGTTCAGTGCTTTCTCGCCGCGTAATGAGTAAAAACACTCATGCGAGCAATACTGTCCATCAAACCCGGATTCGTATTCATCGCCGCAGTGGTGGCACGTTGGCATTGAATCACAAAGTCGTGACTGCGTGACAGCGGACACACCGGTAGTATGCCCACCGTAGTTGTGCGTCTTGTCCTATAATATACGTCGGGGGACTAATATCTGTCGGTTGGGCTAGTCAATCGGATTGTGTTCAACACTAGCGTTCCACCCAATAGTAATTGCTTTAAGTAATTTCTTCAATTCATCAGTTGTGGGTTCATCTTCGCGGGGATATATACGGATCATATTGTCACGGAATACAAGCACCCGAATACGTTTGTAGTTTTCTGTAGAACAAACTTCCCCCTCATAGTGTACCCCATTTTCATCTTGGCGGTGTTTATCCAACGGCGAAAAGTCACGTTCATCAAGTGCTGCGTGGAACCGCTCAATATCCTTACTTGGCGTGTCCGTGAATTGCAATTGACACGGGATAGCAACACATTGGTTATTGCCAAACTGACCTTCAACAGTCTCATATGCCATTTCATCAATGGCTGATTCTGCTGTTGTTGTGTCACTCATTCCCCGTCACCTGCCTGTGTGTCGTCGTAGTCGGCCTTGACGCTGGCTAACGCGGCTTCAATCTCGGCCACCAGTGCATCGGGCGCGTCACTGTCAATCTGTAACATGAACGTATAGCCGTCAATCTCACCTCTTGAGTTTTTGAAGCGTGGTTCTATGCCACCGTCACCCGTCACCTCGTCCCGCACGTCGTCAAAACTGCGTGTGTCGTTGGGGTCGGTCATTGAATCGCACCCGCTTTTTCATCTCGCATCTTTTTAAATTCCTCACGTTCCATATCCATGCCTATGTGGGCGTGGTTCGGGCAATACCAACCGTCTTCATTTTTGGCCCACATATCGGTATGGTCGCCACTGAACCGTCTGAACGCTATTTCTTGCCCGAATAGTTCCATGACAGTGATTGCATTACTTGCGGAACACGCTGTGCAATGTGCGTAGTCGTGGCGTAGTTGGTCACTCATCGGCCTGTGCCTCCTTGGGAAGTGTGTAGCCCATCTGTTTTAGCATGACTCTGACGTGTTCATCCATGTCTTCAAATCGGCTGTTCTCAGAGTCTAAGCCATCGGCAAACTGTCGCAACACTTCTGCACGCTCACTTGTTTCTAAATTGCTATGCGCCCATATAATCCGCTCTATGGCACTCCGAAAGTTGTCTTTTGGCGTGCTCATTATTCTAGGCCTTCCACGTCGGTGTCAACCCACTCGGCGTCTTTTGTGTAAATACGCCCATTATGCGGATCAAAGTCTATCGGGCTATACCCGTTGTCACGGCCCCACTGGTACAAGTCGCCAAGCACTTCTTTTTCGGCGTCACTTGGTTCTGATAGTTCTTCCGGCTCTGGGTTTGGCATTTCAGCCCATGCCACGGCGACGTTACTGTTTGCGAACTCTTTGCCAAGCGTGACTCTGCCTCTGTCATCGGTGTCGAGATAGTCGGCGTGTTCGTAGTTCATGCCTACAATGGGTAACACCCACCGGGGAACTAAAAACTTGTGACTATACTTGCGTGCCGGGGCGTGGCTCCCTGTCCACCACTTCGCCGTTCATGATAAACACGGCTGTCCCACAGTCGGGATGCGGGCAGGCTTGGTGGCGTTTCGACTCATCGACAAAGGAACCACATTTAGGGCACGTGGCCTGTTCCGTGGCGTTCCATCCCGGATAGTTCCTGTTCATACTACCTCAACAAACACGGTGTAGTCACTCCAATCTTTCTGTTCTAACTTCTTGCGGGCAAAGGCATCCGTGGATGTGACCGTGAGTTTTGGGTTCCCGTTCGTGCCCGTGACTTCGACGTGTTCGACGTAGTGGTGCGACTCTAAGCGTGCCTTTTGGACTTCAATTTCCATGCTCATAGTTCCACCACGTTATCTATGTTAACGGCGTTCTCAACGCGCTTACAGTCATTGTGGTTTTCAAGCGGCTCGTCAAACAGTTCTTCAAATATATCTTCGGTGTGTTTCTCTGACGACGTGGTAAACATCCGGTGGCCGTTATCCCAGTAAACAATCTCGACGTAATCCTCGTGGCTATCAGGACGGTCTATCCAACCGTAAACGGTAATGTAGTCAAGTTCTTCCGACCAACTGCCGGCGGTGAATCTGTCCCACGTTACAAAGTCTAACGCTTCTAAGTGGTGTTCAATCTCCTGAACCAACATCTCGCCGTTCACTTTTTCACTCATAGTAGTTGCTCCAATTTCGGTTCAGACGCACCTTCCAAGAGTGTACTATCGTATCGTGGTGAATAGTGGATCATAAGCCGTCCGATGGCTCCGCTCCAGTCCTCGGTTCCCACCGGGTGCAGGTCACTCCGAAGCTCAAGGTGGCTAAACACGTCCGTTGTGCCGTCGTCACGTTGGAACAGGTGAACGTGGTATTGTAGCCGTTCGTGTTCGTAGTCGCTCAGGTCGGTGTCACGCACAAGTTCATCCGTGCGCGCTTTTTCGGCAGCTGAACGTGGCACCTTCCGTCGTGTAGCATCATGCAATTTGCCCGTTTCTGGGTGTCGCTTCGCTGCCGAGAGTCGCACGCCAAATATGGTGGGCAATAAACCATATCCAACTTTATGCAAC